TTAAAATTACCCCTCTACCTTTAGGTAGAGGGGTATTCATTATCTAGTTTCAAACTTAGCACCTGTCTCTTTGCCAACATAGATCCAACCCTCGCCAGCTTGTGCCGATTTAATCTTTACGACATTTACAAAGTCAGAATGATTACCAAGCACCTCATATTCTAGCCCGCCAAACTTATGAGGATTAAGCTCTAATTTAATATTAGAAGCAGGAGAGCGTCTTGGTGGTTTGTTTAGATGATACAAAGCCCATGAAGTATTGTTTACTCCTCCTGATCTAGCTGGCAACTTCACGAAACGCTTTTTAGGCAATGGTTTTGCTGGAGAAGTTTGATTACTTGAGAATGTTGCTCCGGTGCCAGGCCCAACAAAGATATTCCCTTTGCCAAATTGGGAAGTTTGAATCGTAACAACATTCGCCTGCGGACGGGCAATTATCGTGTATGAAAGTCCTCCAAACTTAGCAGGGTTAAGGAAAGCCATCTCATTCCCTTTAACAGGAGCCTTGTTTGTTGGGTAAAGTCTCCATGATGAAGCAGCTGGAGGTAAATGGACAACTTCCTGACCAACTGCAGGTGGTGCTTTATCAACAACCGGCTGAATTGTTTGAGCTGGTTTAATCGGAACAACTTTTCCGCCTTCTACAAACGGAATTCCATACCAGGCACACGTGACTTTAGCAGCTACTTTTCCGCAACGTCTTCGATAATCGTCCGACATTAACAATCTAAGATCTTGTGGGCTGGACATGAAGCCCCACTCTACTAAGACCGCCGGGTAATTGGGCACCCTAGTCATATGGAAGTTTGTCCATGATCCAGGCATTGAAGCAAACAATCCGGTACCCCAAATTGGAAGATCTGGAAACTCCCTCTTATATTCAGCAAGATACATTTCAGCAAGCCTCTTAGATTTGGGGTTATTGTGCCAATAAAAAACGCCAAACCCTCTAACAGAAGGATTGTCGTTCCAGTTTGCATGATGGGAGGAACCTATTGCATCTTTAGCTGCTCTAAATGCAGCATTATATCTATTCGTTCTTGTGACAAGTGGCACGTCTAATGCAGTAGCAGACTGAGCTTCTTCACCTTTTATTTTGTTTCCGAGTATTTGAGCTGCGTAACTTACTACGGCATTGTTGAATGAAAACTCTGGCATTTGAGGTACGCCTTTGCTTGGTGGATACGTATTTGGTCCGTGTCCTCTATCTCGTATATCTAACATAGTTATTCAGCCTCCTTTGTTAATCCGGATCTCTTCTTTCCAATCTCAAAAAGCCCTGTAGCACATAAACCGGCAAACCCACCAGCCCACATGCGTAACGTGCTGTCTAAGTCGGTAAATGGACTCGCTGCGAAGCCAATAAAAATACCCATTGCTAGGGCAATGAGTGGAATGAAATTTTTCGGTATAGGTCCTGTTTTCTTTGCTACCTCTATTAACGCTAAAACCATAGGTGCTAGGATACTTGCAAATAATAATACAGCTTCCATTTCCATTATTGATCCTCTCGCTTTCGATATATTTTTTTCTCCACGCGGTCTACACGGCTTTCAATGGTGATCATTGTTCTCTGTATGGATTGAAGCGCAGTAGATGTTTGTTGCTGAATTTCATTAGAACGATCTAAATGATTTAATAACCGTTCCTCTCTTCGCTGGGCCTCTGCCCTGGCCACCGAATTGGATTCTTTCAGTTCTTTTTCTCTCTCTATATTTTCTTTACGCATTTCCCGAATGACAGCTGCAGCTAAGATAATGCAACAAAAAGCCCACACTGCTTGTGAATTAGCAATTTCCTGCGCTATTTCCATAGAATCCCCCTTTAATACAAGTAAGGACCCGGCGTAATTGCCGAGTCCTTTCATCTATTCAGTTTCTTTCTCTTCCTCTGCTGGTTCTCCAAGTCTGGCCAGGATCTTCCCTCTTACAAGCTCTGTGATCCCTTCAGATGATGTACTACTTGAGAAGAATTCTTGTGTGGTAGCTACAACATATCCATTCATATTGATCTGTTGTTGAGCGTCAGTGGCATTAAATCGTACATGGACCACCTGACCTTCTTCTACATCCACAAACTGCATATTGCTCACTCTAATCTGTAATTTTTCAACTAATCCCATCTTTAACACTCTCCTTATTTATAGTAAAAAAAGAGCGCCCGTTTAGGCACTCTTTTCCTCTGACTCTTCTTTAGTTTCTTCTTGCAATCCTTCTTCTTCAATTCGTTCGAACTCGTCACAAAGGTAATCATAGATTTCAGCATCAGCTCCGGACCATTCCATTTCACACTCTAAAAGAATGTCTTTTACAGTACGAAGATAACCCCAAGCCTTTCCGCCTTCCAAGATCAGTTTTTCTGCATACAGTTCATCACGATCTTTTACAAAGGTTTTTAGGTCTTTAACATCCCATGCTCTACCATCTGCCGTTTTCTTCGGCTCTCCATGTTCATCCAGGCGACAATGCTGCTTCAAAATTTCTTTTTCATCATCTCCCACCTCCTTTAAGTGAGTTGATAATGCTTTAATCATTTTTGATCGGTGACGTGAATTTGTACCTTTTAAGCTCAATTGCGATAGTAAGTTAATAGCTCCATTAATCTTGCTGTTTTCAATGTGAAATTTCATTTTGCATTCTCCTTTTACGCTGCAGCGTTTTCTAGTTTTTTGATCCTTGCTTTCAGTAACTGATTTTCCATTTTAAGCATGTTGATCTCATACTCATGCTCATCAAGTTTATAAGCAGCTTGTTGCTGACCACGCCATAGATAAGAGCCTAAAGCATACATTTCAATGCTGTCGCCAGCTTCTCCATGCATAGTACGAGGCGTTTCATCTACCATCAAACCTAACTGCAAATAACCCGTAGGATCATCTTTGATCCGATACAGGTATGTTTTAGCATTTTTTATTACAGATAAAGCATCTTCTTTGAAGACCTCAATATCCCTTTTGTTTTCTCTTAACGAAGTACTCGTTGGAAAGCTTCTTGCTCTCATAGGGACATAATAGATGGTACCTCCTGCAGCATAGCCATTCGCATCCGTTGCTCGTACTTCACCAGTCTGCCCAACACCAGTTGCCAAATAAAGATTCGTGCCACTTGATCTCAAACCACCCGCGATTAATGGTCTTGCTGCTAATGTTGTCGTGAGTCCACCACTACCATTAATGTAATAATCACTTCCATCGTTGCTAATAATCTGAGTTCTTGCGATAATGCGCCCTCCACCTAAATAAAGATCGTTTCGGGCTTGGAGCTCTGCATTACCTTCGTTTGACATTCTCAAGCTACTTTGACCACTGTTACCCGGTGTATAAATCATAGAGAAATAACCGGTCTGTTTTTCGATATGCATTTTGTCGCGACCTACTGAATTACCTGCTCCCATTGTGAGATATGGTTCTGCAGCAACATTATTATTTTCATCCATAAAACCGATTCTCATTTTAACCAAGTTCCCATTGATAAAATCTAAGGTTTGATTACGCAGAAACAAGTAATTTTGCGTGCTTGCTGTACGTATCTCTGTACCAGTGATTAATCCACTATTGATCTTCACGGCATCCACACTAGCGATCTTGGCGCTGTCAATGGCTGCATTAGCTATCTTGGCATTTGTAATGGCACCAGTTTGTATCTGGGCCTCTCCTATTATGGCAGTGCCAAGTTTGGCATTCGTTATCGCACCATTTGCAATTGCAGCTGTGCCAACAGCCAAATTAGAAATAACCGCCCTGCCATTATTGATAAAGACATCACCAATAAGGTCAATTAAGCCTGCATTAATCTTTATGGACTCCGGTGTTTGATTAATTGCGGAGACAATGCCGTTACGTGTTACCCTGGATGAAATCTGATCTGCTTGAATTAGCAGGGTAGATTCAGCATCTGACATTCTTCCAGTCAAACTGTCAACGGTTGTTTGTCTAGCTCTTAATCCTATTTCAGTAGATAACTGATTTATGGATGTTTCTGTGGATGAAAATCGATTTTCTATATCCTCAGGTGCTGGTGTCCAATCTGTCGCTTTTTCTCCACGTTCCATTTTGTATTGCGTGATCCACATTCTTATAGGGTAAGCGTCTGCCCCTGCTGATAATCTCGGTGTTGTTGCAGCTAGAACAATATCCTCAGGAACTAAAAATGTTGTTACAAATAGTACCCATTTGTCAGGACTAATAGTTCTACTAAGCGCGGGAATAGGGTTTGATTCAACGCCTAAAGCAGTTCTAAATTTTAATAGATGAGATACAGATGCGCTTTTCTCTACTTTAACCCAAAAGGAAACAGTATACTTCTGTCCTCCAGCCACTGTTCCGAATGGTGTATAAAGCCCACCTGAACCCGCTGTAATTGAACGACTTAAAGACTTATTGCCGTTTAATCCTTCCTCTACGCTGAGGATGCCCCCTGTATTAATTGTCCGCCAACCGGTCAATCCGCTCCCTAATCCGTAATTTCCTGTTGAGTTAGGTGCAAGGTTACGCCCGCCTATTTCCAGTCCGTCAAAATCATTTCTCAAAGCTGAAACACTTGTTGAAATACCATTTACACCTACTGTCAATGAAGCTAAATCACTTTGAACACTGGAAACTTTACCCTCGATAGTATCAACTTGACTTTGCTCAGCCTTTGCAGTTATTGAACCGTTTAACTGAGTGATTGATGACTGAGCGCTTGAAATGGAAGACGAATGCCCGTTAACAGTCTGAATCAAGGATGTAACGCTTGATTGTATTGAATTTGCTTTCTGATCCACGCTGGACGCGAAGCTCTGGACGGTTGATATTGCCGCGTCTGTGTCTTCTGGTGAGGGCGTCCAGTCTGTCGGTTTATTACCTCTTTCTAACTTCATTTCTTTGTATTGAACCGTGTTTGTCGTCGTTGATCCGCTATTATGCCGGATAGATAACCTCATTCTTGTTGCACCTGTTGGAATATCTGTCGTTACTATGCTATAACCTTCATAACCTGCGGTTATATAGTTTCCAAAAGACTGTTTGATGTATGTTGTCTCGTTTCTGAACTCTAAATGAATAGTAACAGGATGGTTTTGAGGTTTCAAAAACATTCTGCCTGTCACTTTATCCCCTGTTTTAAAAGGCGTTTCCTCTCCGATATTCACATAACTAAAATAATTATCCCATCCGCTAAAAGTAACGCTTCTAAAATCTTTTGTCGTTCCTGTGTAATAGTTCCGCCCGCCAAATTCTAGCCCGTTAAAATCATTTGTCAATGATGTAACAGACGACGATATACCATTCACGCTCACTTGCAGCACCGACAAATCATTTCTAACCCCTGTTACGCGCCCGTCAACGGTTGTCACTTCTGATCTTTCAGCCTTGTTCGTGATTGAGCTGTTTAACTGAGTGATTGACGTTTGCGCGTTAGTAATCGAAGCAGCATGACCATTTACGGTCTGCGAAAGCGACGTAACGTTTAAGGCGATTGAGTCAGCTTTTTGTTCTATCCCTGACGCGAAAAATTGAACCGCATTAATTGAATCATCAACATCTTCATGAGCTTGTGACCAATCAGTTGCTTTACTACCTTTTTCAAATTTTAAGCCAGACAATCTTATTTTTCCATTTCTTCCTAATGCAAATCTAACATCTGAAGTACCTTCGAAACCTTCTGGTATAACACCAGTTCTTTCGAAAAAGTACCATTTATCATAATCGTAATTCGATAAATTCACTTGTTGATTTATAAAATCAATGAATGTTCCGCTTGTGCCTTCTGCATACGTTCTAATAAAGAAACTAGAATTAATAACATCAAGTGGTATATCAGAATCAATGTAAAACCATCCTGAATATGTGTATTTTTCTCCGACTTGCAAGTGTAAACTTCTTGTTTGAGATAAAAACGCTCTTGAATCACCCGTAAAACTTTGTCTACTTAACACAACACCTGGCAAACCATTTATCATATTGTCGATAAATTGTGCTGTCATACCGAAGCCCCAATTTTCTCGATGTTTGCTGAAGGTTGAATTTAGGATGAAATTCCGTCCACCAAACTCTAATCCATCAAAATCAGTTCTCAACGTACTAACATTAGCTGATATGCCATCAGCTCTTACTTGCAGAGAAGACAGGTCATTTCTAACTCCGGTCACCCGATTATCAACCGTAATTAGTTCTGAGGCTTCAGCTTTCGCTCCAATCAGCCCTGCTTGTACAGATAGTTCAGAACCCAGCACGCTTACTGTACCCGTAAGTGTGTCTACTTCTTCCTGATCTGCTTTAATCGTAATGGCTTGAGCATTGGCGTTAATCTGTGTTTGTTGGCTACTCAGCACCCCATCCACATTCGCTAACTGATCAATCGTAACAGCAAGTGTTCCCTCGATCGTGTTGATATCGGTTTCAATGGAAGTTATCCGACCGCCTGCAGCTGCAAGAGCACTTTCACTATTACCGACTCTCGTTTGAAGATTAACTGCCGTATCTTGGAGTACAGCCACCCTTGTATCAAGCCCGGATAGATCACCCGTTATTAAGTTAATGTCACCAAGCGCTTTGTTTAGATCACTGTCGATTAAATCAAATCTTCCATTAACGTAAGAAAGACCAGCTCTTTTGGCTAGGTCTTGGTTAATCTCACTTACCCTGTTTTGCAGATTACTGTTAGCCAGGTCAAATTGTCCATCCACATAATTAATGCCTGCTTTATCGGCCAGTTCTCGATTAAAAGCATTTTCAGTTTCACGTATTTCTGCATCCGTATACTGCCGGGCTGTTTCCTGAATAGCTTCTAATGTCTCATTTTTAAACTTATTAATGCTAAGTGATCCATCAGCTACTATGTCACCTAACTTTCGAAGTTCTGCAGCAATGTCAGGACCAAACAATATATCCTCAGAAATCACTCGAATAGAGCTGCCCTGGTACTCCTGTGTAAATTCAGATGGCCGGCCATGAAAATTAACTGCACGGATCCGGTAATACCAAACTTCATCTGTTTCTACCGGATGGGCTAAGGCATTGAGTGTGCCTTTATAAATCAAGTGTTGCGCATCTGGAACAAAGCCACTGACCCGTGAGGCATAGACTTCATAATGACGGAAATACAGCTCTGTATTAAGCTCCCAATAAAGCTGTATGACTTGGAAGCCGCCAACCACTACAACATTAGCTGGCATAGCCGGGGGAATGTCCGGATAGCTGTCCAAATTAACTTTTTTATCCTGCTCCCATTTACCCCGGTTATCGTTAATCGTTCCAATGACTCGCTCCAGCCGATCATCATAGTCATGAACTGATAAGAACTGACCCATTTCAGCTACTGCAGTTCCTTCAATATCTAGGACATCATATTCAAGTCCGATCACCCTGGATTGAATTTCAATAGGACGACTAAAATTACGATCAATGGCCTGGGACGTATCACCCAAGCTTACTTTCTCATGTTCATAGCCGGCAATGGTTTCGAGTAAATGTACCGATAACCGGTAGTGGACTTCTGGATCTTTGGAGACCTGCAGCTGGTCCCATGTGGCGGATAACAACTGAGCTGGATCCTCATAATCCTGATTAGAGAAAATCGCTTCCCTGGGGAGCAGCTTACCTTCATTCTTTCTGCCATACTTTTGTAAAGCTTCCGGATCCCCAACCCATTGCTGACCACGAGGCTTATCAACCGGATCACCGTTTGATTTTTTCCATTCCACTTCTGCAAAGTCAATATATCTTGTAAAGCCACCAGTTTCGTTGCCTTCATCATCTTCAATTGGCAATGAAGCACCACGACCATACAGAGCAGTAACAGGGTAGGATAAAACCGTACGCTGTATTTCATCAATGTTATGATCAATATCAAACCGGTGACCGCGATCCACTCCAAGACGCTGCAGCAACTTAATCTTTCGGGCAGTAATTTCATTGCCGTCAAATTCGACGACATCTTTAATGTCTCCGCCCCATATTTCATGAGTTTTCCACACACTATCCACAGCAGAAACGTAATAAAAATTTGTTGTTTCTCTGCCAAGATCAGCCTCTACTTCTCCACTCCATCGTGTGCCTTGAAGCGCGGCATTTAATACTGTTTGAGCTGTCTGATCCACAAAGCGCCGATCAACTACAATATGCTCTTTAAGCTCCATAAAAGCAGGCTCACACGTTGCGATTGTCATTGGACCTTCTTCACGATCACTATCATCTAATTCCTTGATAACAAAAAGGCGAAAGTCTCCTTCTTTATCTCGAAAGACCACTTGATTTTCCTCTACAACGTGCTTGGCTTCCTCTGTGTCTGCTTCCACAGTGAATATAAAAGGCTCATCAGGTACGAGGTTTAAATGATCTTTAAACCAGGTACTGATAAGCCCTGTGGATTCGGTTAATGTTGTGATTATTTTATCGTCTTGGTTAAAAATATATAACTCTGACATTGGTTTCCTCCTTCCTATGGTATTATATTCCTAGATTAGTAGAGAGGTTGTGAGATAGGTGAATAAAAAAGATATGTTTAATGAAGTTGTTGCATCTGGCATTGGCAAACTCCCCTATGTGGGGTGGGTTTTCTCAGGCATTTACTCTTCAGTTAAAGCAGAGAAGGAAGCTGAGAGAATTGACAAGTTCTTTGAAGTCATAGCAATAGAATTAGAGCGACTTGATTCTGAGCTAACTACTGCATTAAAAACTGCTAAGCACGATGATGAATACCTTACAATGCTTATTGAAAAAGTTTGTAGAAAAGTTGAAAGAGAAGCAAGAGAAATGAAAAGACGAAATTTCCAAAAACTTTTTCTTAACTCCATTCTAAACGGAGTTAATGCTCACTCATTTAACCAATTTGATTTTTTCACGGAAACATTGGACGATCTAAATGAAATTAACGTTGAAATGCTAGTTCTTCTATATGATCAAGATGATTTAACGCCAATCTCTAGAATTAGAAACAGACGATCTAACGACCCGTACTTTATTCTTGCTTCTATTAATAAGCTTCGTAATTTTGGTTTTTTAGAAACTTATTCGGGAGATGTTCATCTTGGAGCTAGAGATAATGCGTTACATGATAATGTTAAATTATCAAAGTTAGGTAAAGAATTCTCAAAATTTTGTTTGATCTAAAATTTAAAGAAATTAATATAAAATTCTTAAAAGAAATTTTCATTTGACCTTATCATTGATTTTTGAGATGAGAAAAATGACTATAAGTCCACCCCATATCCACCAATATTTTATTAGTAATTGACCTTGAGTGAGATTGATAAAGTCGTCAATCATAAACGGTTCCTCCTAATAAAATCTTTCCATGTAACTGAGTGTAGTCGCATGACTTGCCTTCAGCTGCAGCTGCCCTGGCTTGAGATCAAACCATACTGACTGAATCTGCAAAGCAACTTGCAGGGCATTACCATTGAGCATGACTTTACGTTTATCATAATCAATTTCTAAAACGTCACCGCCGACGAAGTTATATTTTAAAACGACCTTGCCGCCCAGATTGTTCTCCAAGGTAAAGGATGATTGAGGAACAGTGAATGTTGTTCTGCTTGTCCAAGGTGTTTTCTTTTTTCCTTTAATAGTAAAAGGATTAAAGCTCGTTCCTAGAGCCAGGCTATGGCTTTCCCCAGTAGAATAAAAACTTAAAAATTGAATCGTCCCAACCCTATATGATCCTATTTTTTCGAAATCGTCAATTGTATTTTGCACCACTGCATGATAAGTTCTTCCCGGCTCATCATCAAATTGCAAGGGGCAAATTTCTTCTGTCACAAGCCATTCTGATAGTTCATCCATAAAAGCTAATTCATCATCATCATTGGACGCCTCAAACGCGAAAGGTTGAAGTATTTCTAATAGCTCCGTCTCGGTAGAAACTAACCGATGACCTTTTTTATATTTTCTAATATTCCTGGAGATAGGAGAAAAAGGAGCCTTCCTCCTGCCTTTAACAAGAAAAATCGGTTTTCTTTCTCGGTTAAAGGATAGATTTATCACGAGGCGTCCTCCTTCCAGTCTTTCTTTTTTGTCTTTTAGTCACGCTTTCTTCTATCACTTTTCCATCTAAAACAATTGTATTGTGAATGATGATGTCTGAATCCTCAGGGACCTCTTTAGGTTCCATTGTGTCAGCTATCTTCCTTCCGATCATCCCTAACACGGATTCTGTTAAAGGCAATGCCGCCTCGGGACCAGCTTCCCCGAATCCCTGCAGCCCCATAGGAGTATTAAACACAGTCGGTTTTGTAAAGAGAGCACCTTTTGCGTTCCAATTGATTGCGATCTTAGGCATATTGCCAATCCAATCTATTGGGTTGTTTGACCAATTTTTTAAGCTAAAGCTAGGCACTTTGATCTTTGGTAAGGATAACTTCATTCCGGTGAAGAATCCCTTTATCTTTTCAACTGCTCTCCCGACGGCATCACGAGCATTATTAATGGGCGTCATAATGGCTGACTTCACTGCATTAAACTTTTCTCTAGCAGAGGTTAGAATACTTGAAAATTTTGCAACAGCATCATTTTTCAACTCATTGACTTTGTTCGAAGCTCCTGTTTTCGCTTCCTGAAATTTATTCACAATGGCTGTCTTCAATTCATTTACCTTCTTTGAGGCATTGTTCTTCAGCTCAAGAAAACGAGATACAACCCCAGTAGCTAATTCAACTACCTTTGCTGTAGCCTTCGATTTCAGTTCTTCAAATTTTGCCACGGCTGAGACAGCAAGCTCCGTCACTCTTGCGACTACTTTGTTTTTTATATCGGTGAATTTTCCTGTCATTGCTGACCACAATTCATTCAGCTTCGTCTTCACTACATCCCAGTTTTGCCATAGATACACACCAGCCGCGACTAGCAAGCCAATTGCCACAACAATGAGACCAATTGGATTAATAGTCAATGCTGTATTAAATGCGATTTGTGCAGCTGTAGCTAGTATCATTGTGCCACGATATAATGCCATGGCAGTAGTAATCACCTGAAATACTGCAGCTCCTGCAGCTATCCCAATTAAAATCGGCTCTACAATCGACCAATGATCTTCAAACCAGCCGGTTAAATCCCTAATGAAATTAATCGTGTCTGATACTGCATCCTGCATTGCCTGAAAAGCTGTAGCAAATGCATCTTTAATCATGGGCATGTGTGGAGAAATCCAATCCCACAACTCCTGTAGCCTGGAAATTGCTTTGTCATACAACCAACTACCAAATTCAGAAAGCAGGTCCATCGTTGATCGGAATGTATCAAAAAAGAAATCTTTTATTAAAGGCAAATAAGGCTGTACCCATTCCCACAAGGCATTTAATTTAGGCAATAAATTCCCTGTGAAATAATCGCCTAGATTACTCGCTACTGTAATGACTCCATTGATTGCATTTTCTGAAAAAGTTTTGATCATTGGCATTTTGGATCCAAACCAATTAAAAAGCACTTCCAAGATCGGAAGCACTGCAATACCTAATTGAGTAACAAAAAAGCCCATTTGATCTTTCATATCTGCGACTGCAATACGGAAATTATTCGCTTTAATCAAATCATCTTCAGAAATTATGTTCGCTGAATCTTTTGCCTTCTTCATTTCATCCGCACCCATGGCGACAATTGGTGCAATTTCCTTCCAGGAACCACCGAACAAATCAGTACCGATCCGTGCACGTTCTGTTTCATCTTCTACCCCGGCCAGAGCTTCAGTTAAAACATTCATTCGTTCGTCAGCTGACATAGCTTCAATTTCTTGAAAAGAAAAGCCAAGCTTTGCAAGTGATTCTGCACCTTTGCCGGTACCTTCCGACATCATATCTAAGCTTCTGGTAAGCTTTTGTGAAGCATTCGTCATTGAATTGGCACCAACTCCAGCAACCTCAGCCACTTTCCGCCATTTCTGAATTTCTTCTGTAGACATACCTGTGATGGAGTTAAGATCAAGAATTTCATCAGCCATATTACCAACTCGTAAACCTAACGCAACCATTCCACCTATGGCCGCTGTTGCTCCTGCGACCAATGCAGCCCCAAACTTTGCGGCTGTTTTAATCCCATTTCCAAGCTTTGAGCCTAGTCCCTCAGCTTCTTTACCAGTCTTAGAAATCGATTTTTCAGCCCCATCAGAATCTACCATGATGGATCCAAAAAGCTTAAAGATCTCCATCCTCTCACCTCCAGGTATGCGAATTCAGTAAGTCTTTAACTTCGCTTAAAATTTCGCCTGACGTTTTATTTTCAACTTCTTCATTGTTTATTAGAGGCTCGTAAAATTCATCAAAGGTCTGATAGTTTTCTTCCGTCATGTTTGGACGCAAAGCTAAATAAAGTTGATAAGCCTCTTCTTTTTGTTGTTTCAACAGTGCTTCAAGTAATAACCTGCTCATCTGTCTGAGTCTCATCTTCATGACAAAATCAAGAGAATAGTATTTATGAAAAATCATTAACGATTCTTCGTACCCAACTAGACAGACTCCTTGAAAAAATCCATCAGATCCTTATCCGTGATAATCGCTTTAATTGAGACCATTGTTTGTGTTAATGGTTGGCTTTTTACTTCTTCAACTTTTTTACTCTCAAATATTGCAATGATATGGAAGAAGTCACTTTTCGCTTTGGGTAAGTTTTTCAAGATATAAGCTATCATGTCAGCCCCTGCTAACTTTTTCGCAATAGATGTACTTTCACCTTTCTTTGGCTTAAAAACATTCTTTTGCAAATAATCCCTTACATTAAGTTTGGTATAAATGTCTGCTGCGTGAGGCAGCATATCAAAGGCTTGTTCAGTACTAACTTTCAATTGTATCCCTCCGTTTTCAAAATAAAATAAGCACCCTGTAAAAGGATGCTGGTTAGTTAGAAGCCTCAGTTACTACCCTTGGATAAAAGATCTTAAATGGTGGTGTATCAAGTTTCCCCTCTTTGAAATGCCCTTCAAATTCCATTGCAATTACAGCCTCTCCTTTGTCCTGAGTCTGCAACGTTAAACCATTAGTATTTAAGGCATTATAGATTTGAATGATTACTGGGGCTTCAGTTCCTGATTTAGTTCCCACAAAAGTGATATTCGAAATATAATCAGTTAAATCAATACTATTTTTAGCTGTAATAATATCGTACTTATCATCATCGCTAGTATTAATTTCACCAGAAGTTAAAGCATAAGCTAATCCCTCTTTTGTTACTTCAAGTACATTAGCAGTCATTTTCACTTCCCAAGAATCAATGGTTTGCAACCCTTGCGCCTTCCCCTTTACTCCATCGACCTCAATACTTCGAAGTTCTGGAACGCCTGAAAACGAGCCTCCTCCACGAGTAGCTCCAAGTAATTTCCCACTGCTAACTGCAGTGTCAAAGGTATCTTCTTTTACATCAAAATCCACAAAAAATGCTCCTGCGTTCAATAATAGATTTTTAACTGTTTTCGCAGTATACCCACTGTAATTTTTCGGCATTTCAATTCCTCCTCTTACTATATTGTTCGATCAAAATACCTTATATGAAATGTTAATTTTCTTCTTCTTAAACCAGTTTCAGCTTCATCTAATTCAGGCATACGACTTTGACGGTAGATAACAAACTGCATATCCTTATCAATATGATGATATTGTCTGAGGTCCTTCCACAACTGTGATGCTAACTCTTCTATTTCTGTGGTATCAGTTTTGTTATCCCAAATGTCAATGTCCAACGGTAATACTTCCAGTTCCTCTTCAGTGAACGAAGGCAGGAAACTATAAATGATATAAGGGAATGCAGCTGATGCAGAACGAGTCTGATAATAAACTCGCGGATTAAAAGTCTTAAGCAATGAGTTTATATGCGATCTGAGTTTTATCATGACTCGTCTCCATTAGGACTTTTATAATCACCTTCAGAAGTACCGGAAAGTGAAGGATTTTCAGCACTTAAACCACTTAAATACTTAGCTTGAATCTGCTGTATTTGGTCAATATTTTCATAAACAGTTCCTCTCAGGATCCCACGAGCAGGAGAACCGTGTGTGCCTAACTCGCTTCGAGCTCCATACCAAGCATCTGCTTTAAATCCCATTTGTAAATCCTTCGATCTCGAGCGATTCCAGTATTGAGTGGAAGTATAGATCCTTTTACTCCCGCCCATACCTGGTAATTTTTTAAGCTTAATAATCAATTGTCTGCGTATTAACTTAGCTGTATCACGCAATGCAGCCCGACATAATTCATCTAACGTATGATTAACTCGATCTACATTAGAGATGAAGGTTACTCCACCTTGTCGATCAACTTTCGTGACACTCTTCGGTAATGCCATAATCCTTCACCCCTTTTTAACTATTTAATCCTTCACAAACCAATTCAATTGTTTCAAAGTCAGACAAGTCTTTTGACTTTTTAGGTTGATAAGTTCTTAAAACGTTGTATTGATCATCGTCATATATAACAACTTTTTCTTTGTTGTACTCATAGACATTCACGACAAAAACAATTTCAGGTTTCAAGCCATTGGCTGCTGCTGAGTAATGTTCTGATCTAGTTGTCGATTGGACATTACAAAAAACCACCGATTGAGTATCGATGGTTATTGGATCTCCCATTGGGTTTTCACCTTCAGTTGTACCGACTAATATTAATTCATCATCGAATGTCATTTTTTATCGCCACCGATGCTTGAAGATATAGTTCTTTCAATCGGTACTGCAAGTGTCGAGGTGTATCGCCCATGGTATCTCTGTTTTGATAACGCCAGGTAGAAAAATCAACAATAAACATAATATGTGATTGATCTTCCTTATTGACCAGGATACCTTTCTTCTTCATCTCACTTTCAACACCCGCAATAATCGATTCAATATACGTATCTCTAATGTCTGACCGAATACCTATGCGTTGCTTAATTAAAGGTAATACAACTTCTTTCTGATAAGACATTAATGATCGCCTTCTTTAACTTCTTTGATTAATGGTTCTCCACGTTTATTCTCTGAAGACAGAAGCTCTTCAATTCTTTCTTTTTTCACTTTTCCCTTTCGAGGGAACTTGTCCCCCGGTTTATTGTCCCTGGCTGCTCGGTAAACATGGTTATTATCTTGTTGATCAGTGAAGTCTTTAATCACTTCATATTTAGGCATCTAAATCACCCTTTCTATTGTTTAAGCGCCTTCTGGCTCTTCATCGACTTCAGGGGCTACTTCATTAGATTCATCTGGTGCGAATGTAACTGATGTTGTCGGGGACTGACCAGTAATGTTCATTGCTACAAATCCATTACCGGTGATTGGCCGCCCATCATAGCGTGAGGTAGCTTTATACACCGTGTTGTCTTCAATAAACTGAACGTGCTCAGAAACAGCAAATGTAGAGCCGGATCGCTCAACCAAAATGTAATGGGACCCATACCCTCCCACAATATCTCCATCAGCCATAAATGGTAGGATTTCAATCTCCCCACCTACAACCGGCATAGTACCGTTAATGCTTGAAACGATAGCGCCTGCAGCATTAAATTCAACCATTCTTGCCTGCAATTCTGTATAAGTATTTTCGTTCATAGCCCAGAACTTTGTACCATTGCCATAGTTCGCTTTTGCTCTACCGCTAAATCGGACAAGACCAGCAAAAAATTTCTTTGCATCTTCATCATTAACCTGACCAATGTTAGTGGTTGAAAGATTTACCCATTCCTTTTCGTTTTGCCCCCAATAATTCGGCTTTGATGTCTCCGCCAGACGAGTTACAATTCCAACTGGCATCTTTACACCGGTCCCATAGAGAAGTGCTTTATCAACACCAAGTCCAAGCGCCTGGCCGAGTGCGTCTAAAATTTCGTTCGCAAGATCAAAATCAGAGTCTTCAAGTGTCGCGTTACAAATTGGAATAAACCCACCGACTTTGTAACCATCCATTTGAATCTGGTGAAATTTAAGATCAAGCTCATTCAACTTGCCGCAGGCTTCAGTCCAGATTGCTTCAGGAATATCCCCAACAATGTTTTGCCGTGCTTTCCCTTTGAGGCGTCTTAGATTCACACGATTAATTAGCTTAGAATAACGGTGTAGGTTGTCACGAATCAAGTTCAGAACAATTTCCGGAATACCCAGTTCAGCTCCTTCAACACTTCTTTTTTTCATCTGTTTTTCAGAAAGAATGTTACCTTCACGAACATCTACAAGAAATTGCTTTACCTCTTTACTCTCTACAAAATTGGTTGCTGCAGAACGTTCCATCCCTTTAAAAAAACCTTTGTTCACTTTCATTCCATTCGCCTCCCCCGATTGCGTTCTTTTTTGAACTGATGCAGCTGTAGAACGTTTCTCATCATCTTTATTTTTTGGTGCGTTTTTATTCAACTCTTCCAATTCTTCTTCTAATTCTTGAATTTCACCTTCAAGCTTAGATTTTTGGTTTTCGTGGTCAGTTTGTTCACTTTCAAAAGTCGCTGCTTCTTCTTCCACAGTTGTGACTTCTTCATCCGATTCTGCTTCTTCAATTGCCGCCTCAAGTTCTGCAGATCTAGTAGTAAACCCTTCATCTTTTGCTCGTAATTCTTCAAGCAGCTTCTTCCGTTGGACAATCTTTTTATTTAGCATTAACTGTTTTAGTGCCATTTCCCAATCTCTCCCTTACTTTGTTTTTTCTTGCTTCAAGCATTCTCTGTTGATCTTCCTTCATATCCTTTTGACGTGCAGCCACTGCCGTATCTGCATAAGCTGGAAAAGTAACTACGGATACTTCTACCACATCCACTTTTACCAAAGTCCACTTCACAGTGCCATCATCCCGATAATCAGAAGATTCTTCTTCAACCAAAAACCCAAAACTACATTGATCCACATCCCCACGCTTCACACGTTGGTATAGATTCACGGCTTCTGAATCATTTTCATTAATCCGAATTTGCCCCCACAAACCTCTATCATCTACCCGAAGGATTAAAGTATTGGAAGCCGTCCGGGCTAATACTTTTCCCGTGTCATGATTGATGAGAGCACGAACATCATTTGCAGTAATTCCGTCAAATGCTCCAGGTGCAATTTCTTCATAAGCTCCTGGCCATAATTCCGTTTCAGAATTATAAAGAGCGAAATAACCTTCTATAATCATTTCTCCATGTTCAGGTTCCGCCCTGGTTGTCAGATCCACTTCAAAACTTCTCATCTGACGTTCATTCATTGTTCTCACCACCTTTCAATTTTGCCTGATCCCCAAGACGATCAGCCGGAACGAAGTTCTCCAAAGCAAGTAACTCTTCCATATCTTCTCTAGGGCTGAACCCAACTAAATCACGCCATTCGTTTCTACCCATCGCCATGTTACGTGTCATGGACTCGCCTAACTGCCTTAATTCATTTAGGTCATAAGCATAAAGACTTCTTGAGTTAAATCGAAAAAACCAATCCTCTGAGAGAATCAGTTTCCGTGTTATTTCCTGTTCCATTCCTTTGGCAATGGGGAGGATTGTAGAATTGATAAAATTGTTATATTCGTCCTTTTTGTACTCGCCAACTCCAAGAAAAAAAGCAGGAACATTAAATATGCCTGCTACTGTTTTCTTATCCAGTTCGACTGCTTCGTTTATTGCTAAGTCCTTTAGAGATAAAGGTGTAACTTGGTCCACCTCTAACATTTCTGCAGGTATGATCCAGGGCTTACCTGCTTCACTAGACTGTAAGTATTTATCAAAAACAGCATCTCGCCCTTCCTCACTTGCAAGCTCTGCCGTTAACGAATCAACTTTAACTATAAGAGAGGGCATGTATTTACCACTCATAAAACTATTCTTTGTTGCTACTGCCTGCCTTAAATTCCTAATTATTTCTTTTAAGACAACTCTATAACCTTGACCCATATAAGGCTTTTCAGGATCTGGATTCAATGTGAAATGAAGTACTTCATCATAATTATAAGAATGACTACCATACTCCACACGATAACCAAAATCAGTTTCAATGAAATTTACTTTTGAAGGTTTGAGAGGGATTAACTCATCAATTAACCCATCTCTAAATTGTGGGTAGACAACGCTATTTCCTTCCCCGTTAATCAGCATGGTATAAACAATGTTATAAACCCACGCTTTTCGAGTCATTAAGCTGTAAGGATTTACGTCTATCTTTCGTGACAAAGCATTTTTAACTCTCACATCTCCCTTATCAGTGTTCTGCATTAAGTGAATGGTCATAGAAGAAATCAGTTCGGAAATCTTATGCGCTGCTATTTTAACTTCTGGATTGTCAGCTATCCTCGTATATCCCGGAACACATAGCGTGTCATAAGCATCAGTGGATAATAGAAATCCTACAGGTGATTGCGTAGACTCAGAGGAACGTGTTTGATTATCAATTCTATTCTTTTTTGACCTTCTTTTTGACCCCATTCATTATTCACCCCCCTTTAAGCCAAGCAGCTGCTGAATTTGATTTTTCCAAACTCTCAAGCATCCGGACAGCTCCGAATACACTGACATCAAATAAATCTATACGCTGGTTTGGCATTACCTTCTCGTACTGAATCATATCGTCTGTTTTTTCAATGGCTTGCACATTTTGCACACAATATTCATAGGCCTGAGAACCAAGGTAGTAAAATTTACCGTCTTTTGCTTTTTGTTCAATTCGCCTGAACCCCTGTGATTTTTTATAAAAATACTGTGGCTGATCCACTATATTGAATCTTTTCGCTTTCATGTTCAAATAGAACTCTTGACCAAACTTTCTATCAAAACCAACTTGTTTAATCTTAAATCCTCTATCCCTCATCATGATAAACCACTTTACTAGATCATCTTGATCAACTGTTGGTGTATTTGGCATTGTAAGCCATCCGTCTTCCTTCCAACCAAATAGAGGAATGTTATCTTCTTCTGCTTTAATGTAAGCCTGAGTGATGGGGAAGAATGCATGTGTAATTGCAATATCCACCCCTTGATAAGAACCATATAAACCTGTTGCGTTTAAATCATGGAGTTTAGCCATATCGCAACCACCGAACCAATCAATAGGCAGCTTCGCCAATTCTTGAAGTGTCCAGGAGTAATTTTTGTTACTGTTTCTAAACTCATCAATATTGAAATAAGCCTTCAAAGCAGAGGTGTAAATATTTAATGACTTTGCTAAGAATGCTTTTCTTTGTTGTGGATCATTTTGAGCTTGCATAGCATCACTCATCAACTCTTCACCAGAAACAGAAACATTATAATTTGGATTTGCTTTCTCGTGTTCTATAGCACTGGTATAATCCACATTCCCACTATCAGGATCTGCATCAGCTTTTGCTATGAAGATAAATAGTTGTTCGTCTTTCACGATTCCATCTAATACTTTTTGACAATAAATCATCCGGTTGTAGCAAAAACTGTTCATATTGTCACCGGCAGTAGTTATGCCGATGCATAAACTATTTCGATATGCTTTGCCTGATTCCTTGATAGTATTGTATTGGCTTGCACTTCGATAAAGGTGCAGCTCGTCCAGTATTTGAACTAAAGTATTCAAAGAGTCCATTCGATCACTGTTGCCTGCTATTGTTTCGATTCTCAAATAGCCATCACCGAGATCACCACTGATGCTATGTTCCTGGTTGTTATCAAGTATACGAAAGTTCTTTTCTTCGCCCATATTTTTCAGGTTGTAGTTAAGAAAGTTAAAACTTTGCAATGCTTGTTTTAATTGCGCTCCGACTATGACTATTTCAGCACCAGATTTTCTTTCTAACAGTCCAAGACCCCAAGATAGCGCGCTCATAAATGGAGTTTTACCTTGCTTACGGGGAAGCATGTTAAAAGCTTCTTTAAATCTCCTTCTCTTCGTTCCTGTATGGAAAAATCCTAGCAAATTATAAACAACAAATTTTTGCCATGGCTGTAACAAAAAAGGCTTACCCCGTAAAGGATAACCTTCCATGTCTTCTCCTTTTTGATGGACGAACGTTTTTTCGATTATGCCGATAACAAATTCCGCATCTTTAGGATTGAAGTCATAGTTCTCATTTTTCAAATCCCCCAAAAATCTATTACACGTTTGAATGATTTCTTTATTGGCAAGTTTTCTTCGCTCTACGATGCTGGTTGCATACTCCATCACCAGATCATAGTTTTTGAATTTAGTCGAGGCCACTTAAAATTTTCGCCAGTCCTGAAGTTTTATCATTCCCATTTCCTTTAGAATCGATAGCACTTTTCGGATTAAGGCAAAGGCGATCGGAGTATGCAAGAATATCTTTTCTCAATCCTTCCAGGGTTGCAACAATTGGGGATTTTTTTGCACTCCCTGCAGCCGAAGAACTTTCGTATTGATAGCCCTCATCTTCGAACTGTTTATTCAATAAAAGGTACTGGTGCATTAACTCAGCATAAATGGTGATTAGCCGATTATACTGGGGTTTGTGGACTTTCAACGCTTTCATATCCTCGATCGTTTTTCTTTTGATTGTTTCCTTTGTTGGAATTTTTGACAACCGCCTTCACCTCCCGAAAAAAAGTTTTTCCCGTGCTCGCTCTATTGGAAAGAGTTCCCCCCTCCGGTCCCTGTGTTTTATTTTTCGGCTTTTAGAGAGTGGGGGGGACCAATTCTATTCGTCCACTCGATTCCTTTTCTAGTGAGCTCGTGTGACTTCCTGATGTGCATTGATTCGTGACAAGTGCTGCAAAGACTGAGTAAGTTAATGTTTATCAAAGCAAGCTCAAGAAAGATTTCTAATGGATAGATATGGTGAACTACTTTAGCTTCTCTAACCTTTCCATATCGTTTGCATTCTCTACACTCATACTTATCACGCTTTAAAATGATGGATCGTTTGCGAATCCACTTGGTAGTCTTGTAGAAGTTCAAGGTAAATCACCTGCTTTGTTTTTAAAAACAACATAAAAAGCCACATCTTTTTGGATATGGCTTTAACCTCTATATCTATTATTCATCAACATCTTCATCATTAAGATCATCTAAATGTACTAAATCTAAATTATAATAATGCATTGTTGTCCCGGAAGCGCAACCTTCAGTTGTAGAACTGACAACTTTGACAATCGCTCTATAATCTGGATTTATTCTCTCATGTTCCCTTTTGATTTCCTCAATTTTTCTTTCCAATGTATCATTTGGTCCTGTTAAAAAAAAGCTGGTCATCATTTCAAATATCACCTCCATTCTTTATTTTATAATAACCTCAATGGAAAAGATTGTCACTATAATAATTAAAAAGGCACCCACACAAAGTGAGCGCCTCCCGTTTCTTTTTCAATCGATCTCATGCTATCAATATAACATGGTCATTTCCAATTGGTCATTTTTTATTCTGTCATTTTTCTTTCATTTTTTCATCACGATCCGCATTAAGACTACGGTCATCTTCATAAATATCGTTCAGGTTTGAGGTGTAGTGATGTGTAAGTTCCTCTACAATAAGTTCTGTAAGATAAGCTTTAATCCCTTCAAATCTCTTATGCACACCTTCAAGACCGTTTGATATTTCATCTCTGATATGGGCTAAAATTAGAGTAATGCCAAGTCCTAGCAATACTGTAAAGTCACCTATAAGTCCATAACCTTCAGAATTTATACTTTTCACTAAGGTTAACTGTGGAAATACGACTATAGACATAACTGCAAGCATATAAAGGGAAAAGATTAAAAACTTTAAAAGTCTATATTCATTAGTTGAATCAATTTTTTTTTGGATAGTATCTAAATTACTTTCAATCTCCAACCTTTTTTCATTACGTATTCTTCCCTTCATTAAAAAAAGTACCTTCTTGATATGATTCTCCATTTTTTTATATTCGTTTAATATTTCATCTTCAAATTTAATCCTCTCAGAAATTAAATCTGCAATTAAAAAAAATAAACCTGCTAGGGCAATACTACTTACAAATGAACCATGGTAATCTACTAGGTCTGTTGCTCTCAAGGTAGCTAACATAATAAATGAACAACCTATTAAGAACGTTAGATTAATTTTCATATTATCCTCCTGAAGTAAATATAAATGAATCGTTTCTCTTATTTAGCTTACTATACTTTCCTTCAGTTACACATATCTAATATACTGTTTAACTTATTGAATCTTTCAACCCCTTCTCTCCCTTAGCTTTGCTCTACTTCTTAATATGAGTTACACACTCACTTTTTTATGTTCATGTTATACCTATAACTTAAGTTTATTCAGTGTATAAGAAAATCCTTTTTATAATTTGAGCATAAAAAAATACCCATTCCTTTTGAATGAGTATGATTTATATTTTAAATGTGCTCATAGCCTTGTCCAAGACGTCCTGATTCACTCCTATGTATCTTAGGGTAATAGACTCTTCAGAGTGGTTAAAGATGTCCATAAGCATTGCCACGTTCTTATTCTGTAAGTAGAAGTGATAACCAAATGTCTTTCTTAAAGTATGTGTTCCAATGTCTCTTAGCTTATGATGCTGTGCAGCTTCCCTTAAGATTTTATAAGCCATGTTCCTACCAATAGGCTTACTATCCCCCTGGCGACTTGTAAAAAGATACTCATGATCCTTCATATCTTCAATATAAGGATTCAGCTCACGCCTTAATGAGGGTGTGATCCGGATCCACTTTCTTTTCTTTGTTTTCTTTTCTTTAAGAATAATGTGCATCTCTCTTACATCTCCAGCTTTTAATTGAAGGATGTCTGATATTCTTAAACCCGTATTAATTCCTACAACAAATAGCATGTAATTCCTTTCGCTTCTCTGCTTTAAGAACCTTTTAATGTCTTCGATCTTCTCAAGGTCTCTTATTGGCTGTACGAAATTCATGAGGACACCACCTGCTCTGTAGGTCCATAAACTTCTATTTTCATAGCAAAGGCCAGCTTATAAAACGCTCTTGATTTAAGCCGATAATATTTACTTTCGCTCATTCCAAGATCATTATACACTTCATAATCATACATCTCTTCATCTTGGATATAACGTTTTATTATGATTTGTCTCTCCGCCATACTTAGACGATTAACAGAACGCATAATAAAATCCATATAACGATTCCGTTGGACCTCCTGATATTCTGATTCAATATTTTTCAGTGCCGTATTTTCAGTGGAAGAATGATTTAACCCAGTATAAGAGGCAGGAATTAAACTGAATTTTTGTGTGACTTGAGGCAAGAGATCAACTTGAATTGAAAGGGAAGCTATTCTGTATTTTTCCAAAGCTTCCTCTACTGCTTTCCGGGTATTTGCACGATCAATTTCAGGTAATATAAATTGAATTGACATCATTACTCCCCCTTTAAAATATAAAAAAGAACACAAATTAAGAGAGTATCTCTTAGTTTGTGTCCTCCAGTGTTCTGGCCAGGACTATTAAGTTAGATTTTCTTTATATTGAAATTCAAATCCGGTGATTTTTCCCTTGTAATTTTTAATTGAAATCGTTTCATGATCATAGACCTCTATGTATGAGGCTTTTCCATCAGTGATAATGATGGCACAGTTGTTATAATCTATTATATCAAGACTAATGCAGCCTGTTCCATTATGATTTAATTTCTTAATCCTTTTCAAGTAAAGCCCCCCAATTTACCCAAAGTACTTAAACTTTTACTATATTAATATTAATCAAACCCAATTTACTTCTATTCTCGTTGATTCTTTTAGAACCCTTTATACAGTACTCTTCTTGGATTTCGAATCCTATCCAATTACGGTTTGTGTTATCACAAGCAATGGCAGTAGTAAATCCACCCATACAATTATCTAACACAGTTTCGCCTTCTCTGGTATATGTCCGGATAATATACTCAAACAGATCGATTGGTTTCTGAGTTGGATGAAAAGTTTTACTTTCTCTCGGTATATTTACTATTGATTTCGGATAATTTTTATACTTAACTAAATAAGGCTTCTTTAATGTTTCATTCTTCTCTCCTAAAACTTTCATAGCTGGATCTCTTTTAACCGCTTTGGGTTTAATTTTCATTATCCCTTGTGGATTGTAGGTAGGTAACTTTTTATAAAACACACAAATATTTTCATGGTTCTTCATAGGCATTCTATTTGCATTTGGAAAACCAGTTACATGTTCTCCTTTCTTCCATATCCATTCATACCTAAACCACTTAAAATTTGATGCGATTAATTTAGTTGTAAAGGGCTGACTGGCAGTCAAAACAATTGCTCCGTTTTCTTTAATGATCCGTTTGTATTGTTCCCATAATAGTTCGAATGGGATGATCTCATCCCAAGAACATCTAGTGGTACCATAAGGTAAATCACATAGAATGAGATCCACTGATTTCTCGGGAATTAACTTCATTCCCTCCAAACAATCCAAATTATAAATAGTATTTTTCTCAATTCTCATTTCTTTTCCCCTTTCAGTATGTTATAGTTTCAAAAGGGGAACAAATGTTCTCTTACTGAAGGGATAAGAGGCTTGTTTTTCGAGCCTCTTATTTTTATTTTTACAACTTTCTTATTTTGTTAAAGCAGTAATTGCTTTTAGGTTCCGCAGCTCATAATAATCCATGTCCTGAACTCGCTTTCCCTGCTTGTTTTCGGTAATACCGGCAGCCAGTAGATCCTGTCTGAATGATTGGGCCATCGATTCATTTGAAAGAGTAACTGCTTTTCTTAGTATCATCTTCACCCTCCTACCTTTTGCTTGGATTCTCAATTATTCTGTGAAGATCAGGATACTTATGGGCGTCCTTTGCAAGTCTCTCGGCTTCCTGGATCACTTTTAAAATAAAGTCAGTCATTCTGCTTCCTCCTTTACACAAAGCACCATAATCTCTCCAGTCCATATTTCTGGTCTAATCCGATCCATAACGTGGTTTAGATACAGCTCATAATTCAATCTAAGGAGTATGGAATAATGTCCTTTACGATTACGGTAATAAATTTCTGCCTTCATCTTAGAAAATGAAGAGGCACATAGCTGTGCCTCTTCCCTATTGGGATCATTTTTCATTATTTGAGTAACCTTATTCCTTCCTTTACCTATTTTCTGTTTCCTGAATGCAACTCATCAATACTGCCCTAATAACTTCTTTTAAAATTTTTTTAATCAGTTTTTTATTTAGACATTTGGAAATAATGACTATTGGAGGTGTGGTATAGCCATGTTAAAATTATTTTTTATCTTCATATCAATTCTTGTATCCGTTTTTATTATTGTTGTTGGATTATTAAATTTTGTAGTATTTCTAAATACCTAATAATATTCAATTTTTGTTTAGAAACCAGGTTATGATATAACCGTAATTCTTCCTGCAGTTATTTCTTCATCAAGATGTTCTTCAAAATAGAAGCGAATGTTATTCATTGCTTCAAGCTTCCAACGTCCTCCATCTGCTTCAAATAGCGCACATCTTGGACCCTGTTGCATTCTGAAAACAAAATCACTCTCTGGTTGAAGCACATCAACGAATGTTCTACGTGGCGCCAACTGAACAGGGTTAGAAACTTTAACTGTAGAGACAGTGGCAACCCCTATTTTTGCTGAGACTGTCTGAGAAATTCCATCATCACCAGTGGTACCCACGTTTTCTTCTTTAATATTTCCTACAACCTGCAGTACAATTTCGCTATCCTCATTTTTGACAAAGCAGGATTGTATTAAGATATTAAATTCTTCAGCATTATGAAATCTGTCGAATGCAATATGTGGAGTCAATGCCTGTGAACGTATAAAAACATTTCGCTCTTTATCAGTATTGAGCCCTGAAAGAACCTCGACCTCTGTAGGACTGATCACGTGAAGAATAATATCCTCTTTACCATCAAATTCTGACTTAAGGTAATCAACCACCCCTTTAAGAGTATTAAGTCCAATTGCCTTTACTGTAGGTGCAGCAACCTGATAAAGTTTTTGAGTTGAAAAAGTCTGACCATTTTCTTTTTTTATTTCCGTTCCACCGATTGATAAAATATACTGCATCGCTTCTTTAATCATTTCAACATTCCCCCAAGGTTTTATTAGTTTGATTTAGATTTTTTATTTTTAAAGTCAATGACTTCGCCACGATCGTCAGCCAGGTCCCCATCATCATTTATGTAGGTTTGACCTTTGATTCCTGACTTAAGTTCTGCTCCTGTTACTTTTCCGTTCTCGGTACGGTCCAGAATCAGCGTTCCAATAACATTTCTAGCCGGTGCTAGAATTGTCTTGACCTGGATGTCGGTTGAGATAACTTCCCTTTTCTCGTCACCTTCTAAAGTGACAGTCATAGTCACCTTTCGCTTTAATTCCGGCTTGGTGTTAGGATCAGCGATATTTTCCATTGCTCTTTGCATTTCGCGATTAAATCGTTCTGCCAAGGCGCCTTCAGCAAATGTATTAAGATCGATAATGTTTTTCATATTCCATTCCTCCAATTAGTTAGCTATTTTTTTATTTGACAATGCTGATTGATACATTCTTGGTTCATAATCACCTACCACTACTGGAAAATGATCATGATACTTCTTAAGCTCCCGAAAAGATGTAAAAGTTTCTCCTTTGGTTAAACCATAATCCAAGTCATACAAGAATATTTTTGTAACTTTCTTTCCTGAATAATCCTGTGCTGCATATGTAGCATCTTGTTTGTTATGAGCTAGCACAAAAACGAACTTGTTTTCTGTGATTTTGCACGCATATGGTTTAACAGATTTACGAGTGAAAAGTGCGCGTTCTTTTTCAGCAGCGTATATTTTTTCATCTACCTCCTGAAAAATTTCAGGATTGTACTGGTCATTCATGCTAATCAAGTTTTGTTTACGTAGGGCCACGATCATGTACGTAATGTTCTGTTGATCATACATAATGGCTTCACTGAGTACTGACTGAAATGTCCGCATCTGTTATCACTCCTTTATTTTTGTAGTAAAAGGCTTTGATTGTTCCAGTTTGACCGTTTCGCTGTTTGTCCAAGATAAACTCAAAGGAGAAGTCTTTATCATCTTTCGTGTAGTAAGAATCCCTATACAAAAAAATGATTACATCTGCATCTTCCTCAAGGCTGCCTGACTCCCTTAAATCACTTTTCATAGGGCGTTTATCCATTCTCGACTCAACACTCCTGGTCAGTTGAGCAAGAGCAATGACCGGACAATCAAATTCTTTTGCGATTTTCTTAAGCCCTTTTGAAATAGCCCCCACTTCATCATGTTTACTGAACCCATTTGATTCAGGCGTGATTAAAGTTAAGTAGTCCACTAAGACAAGAGGTTTTTTCTCTGGAAAAGCATGTACCTGCTTTCTGAGCTTTCTTCGAATATCAGATAAAGTTTGTGTGGCATCATCAAATAGTTGAATTTTACTTGAATCAATTCTCCCGATTGTTGTAGACCACAATGTTTTCTGAGAATCATTTAGAAGATTGTATGGGTCCCTTAGCTTGTTCCGGTTGTAATGACCTTCAGACGCAATCATTCTCTTCACCAGTGCTTTAGCTGACATTTCTAGTGAGAAGATACAGGGGAGGTATTTGCCTTGATACCCGGCAGTAAGAGCGATTTTATTAAGTACATCCGTTTTCCCCATGGATGGCCGTGCAGCGATAATTGTAAATTCGCTGTTTTGAAAGCCGTTTGTCATAAGGTCTAATTTCTTAATCCCTGAAGGAGCACCCTGATCCACTTCCCTTTCGGTAAAGGGATCTTCATACATGCTTGCCAGTATTTCACTAACACTGTGGTGATCGTTGACCTTTTTCTGATCTAACTGATCAAGCCTAGTTCTAAGTTTCTCTATCTCCCAATTTTCTTCGTGGGCTTGTAAAGTCAATCTCTTAAACTCACGCTTTTTCCACTTTTCAATAATGATTAACTCGTATTTTTCGAAGAGTTCTTCATTTGCGACAGCTACTGATGCCTCATACACTTCTAGGGTGTGAGGATCTTTACTGCTCATTTCTTCAATCAGCATGATAATGTCAGTCTCACCATATTTGTCGAAAGCACTTCTTATGTGCTTAAAAATCATGCTGCAGGTTGGATCTTCAAAATGATCGGGGCGAAGTTCAGTTTCTTTCAAAAAATAATTATGCTTAATCAGAGTTCCTAAAGCGCTTCGTTCAACGTTCATCGCTAATCCTCCAGTGACAATTCTGCTTCCGAAACAGCTGCGGGTGTGAAAATGAACGAGCTTGTATTTTTCTTATCTGCCCTTGCTTGTGTTTCCAGCTGATCGTATTTAGTCCTCAACTTATCCATGGAAAGGATGTTGGTATGCCAAAAGCTATTGGCTTGCGTCCATTCAATCATTCGCTGGATGTGTTTTTCAGGGCGATTGTCTTTTTCACGCATTAATCTGCAAGCATTAGCCCATTTTTGTAAATCAGGTTGTTTAGCATTAGGATTATGCTCTAATATTTTTTGATAAAGTAATTTAGCCATGGAAAGGTCAAAACTTGAAAAATTGTGAAGAGAAGTTTTTTTCTTTTTCTCTTTCTCTTTATCTTTCTCTTTATCTTTCTCTTTATCTTTCTCTTTATCTCTTATCTCTTGTTTGTATAGACCTTCTATACTGTTAGGATACTGTATAGATACCGTATCGGACTTTAGAGCCTCAACGGTTCTAGCATATTCAATTACAAATGGAATTTCCTTGACCTTTTCAAGCTCTTCCTCGACCCTTTTCACGACGAGAGGGCTATTGTTCCAGTTGTATTTCGCCCAATTTTTTAAAAATAACTCTTTTGTAGATTTGCTGTAATCCACTTTTCCATACTCAATAAATCGTTGAAGAAGTTTTTCGATTGTTTCACGGTTATAACCGGTTTCAATCTCCATAATCTTTTTATGCAGCTCATAAATGCCAATCTGATTGGCTTTACTATTGGTCATCAGGTAGATGTAAAAGTATTTCTCTTCTGGTGTAAGCTCAAGGACAAATGCATCTTGCCAAAAGCTGACCTGGACCTGACGATATTTACTCATTTTAATCACCCTTTCAAAGCTATATAGGCTCTTCTATAAACATTACCAATTCATTTGAAGAGGATATTTTACTCTTGATCTCAATCGCCTGTTCTTTGCACTCAGAGACGTTCATAGCGTAAATTAACGCTGTCTGGATGGTCCTTATGTTAGAGCCATCCTTGACAGCGAAATCAACGTGATAAATCATTCGAACTACCTAGACCCTACTGCATACAAAACTGGGCTTTCAGCTTGTGAAGTTCCTACGGCTTCGTCAATTGCCTTTTCAATAGCACCAACCGAAACAGAACCCTTTACATGTGCAGTGAAAATAATATTTTGAAGGAGCTTATCCTTTTCGTATGGAGTCAAAATTGAAAGATCACCCATGGCTTTCTTAGCTAATTGTTTGCTTTCGATAATGGTTTTCAAAATAAACACCGCCTTAGAATTTTTTAAACATGCTTTTAGCTGATTTAATTCCAGCAGACTGCAACTTACCTTTAGCTTTATGCTGAACATACCGGCCAGATCCAATTGCCTTTCCGGTTTCATATGAATCAGAGAGTTTCATGAAAGATTTAAAAATTCCCAATGTTATTCCTCCACTCAGGCATGAGCCTCTGTATTATTTTTGTTATGGCATTTAACAATTTCAGTGACGATTTTGTCATACATAGGGGTAATAGGAAGCTTCTTCTCTCCCCACTCACGCATTAGCTCGACAGATTTCTCAGTATTCTTATAAGAAAGCTCTGCTAATAACACAGGTATAGCCATACGTTGTTCTAAGACTTCACGATCAATAGGGGGTTGTCTCATCGTTTAGCACCTCTTTTTTAGTAGTCCAGCAATCTCTTATCCATAAAGTGATGATGCTATAAGCTCCAACGACTAGAAATCCTGCCAACATTCCAGTGAAAATGATATCCATGTTATAAGACCCCTCCCCTTCTTGATTTTTGCTGAGAAATCTTATAAACTGGAAGTAAGTTATTTTTGAATTGTTCGACCTTCTGAGACTCGTTGTTGCTGCAACGGGTCTTTAACTTATCCATCCACGTACTTTCCATGTTAAGCCCCTTCCTTTTGTCACCTTTTTCAATGACAAATTATAGTCAGTGGCTATTTTCATTTTTAAATTTGCAACTGCCACCTCTACATCTGATAACTCTTCCAATGTAATTTTGGCTTTGTCCCGATCATCGTTCGTTATATATTCAGGAGGTTTTAGAAAGCATGTGTCACTAAGATTCTGAATCAATTCAAGTGCTTCTCTGACAACCAATTGTTCCAAAGCTAACAAATCTGATCTAAGACCTTTTCCTCCTAAAACCACCGGAGTTACTCCATCAGAGAACTGATGAAGCAGCTGCATTGACAAGGCTGGATCATCAAAGGTATATAACAAATCTTCTGCAACATTTTTAGTGATCGGAGTTTTTCCAGTCTCCATTTGAGAAATATAACTGCGATCCACACCAATTTCCGTTGCTAATTCCTCCTGGTTAATACCCATTCGGTCCCGAAGCCCTTTTATCGGATTTTTCATATTCAATTCTTTCAACTCCTATCCAATAATTCTTTTTACCTGCATTTTAAACATCAAGTATTTTCTTCAATTCTTTGTTCATGGCTGTAATGCGGTAATGAGCAGTGCGAATGGTTTTACACCTATTCATTTGTTTAACTTCTGCTGCGTTATAAAACTGCTTAGGCACCTTATTTCACCTCCTTTCAGTTCTCACATTTTGGTGTAGAGATGTGAGAAAGATAAGAATTATAATCACTTTAAGAAATATTCTTCGAATCGTATATTTTCTCTTCAAAAAATTTTTCAATCGGTACTTTTAATTCTTTTGAGATTTTGAAAATTGTTTCAGGAGAAGGTGTACGTTTGCCTTTTTCATAATTATTATACGTTTGAAACGGTATACCTAATCTTTTCGCAAGCTCAACTTGGGTTATTCTCTTCGACTTTCTAATGTGTTCAATATTGGAATGAATTTTCACAATTTCACCTCGCTTTATACGAATCGAAGAACTTGTATCTCAATAATAATTCTTCATTTCGTATAAGTCAACAGTAAATTATACTTTTTGTATATATTATTTCTTCATATCGGGGAATCATATACAATATGTATAAAGGAGTGAGGAATAATGAGTCTCGGATCAAAATTAAGAAACTTAAGAGAACAAAGAGGTATTAGCCAAAAAGAGCTCGCCTCACGCTTAAAAATCCCTAATCAGAATGTATCTAATTATGAAAGAAATTTTCGGCAGCCTGATTATGATACATTAAAAAAATTTGCTAACTTTTTTCAAGTGAGTACTGACTATTTACTTGGGGTAGATAATAATCAGAATCCTGTTGATAAAGAAGAAGAGGAATTCCTGGCATTTGCTAATGACCCGGAGTTAGAGGTCTGGTACAAAGAGCTGCCTAAAACGGATGAGGAACGACTTAGACGACTTAGAAAAGTTTGGGAAGCTTTGAAAGATGATGAATAAATAACAAGTACTTGCAATAAAGCCCATCTTTGGGCTATTATTTTATCATAATATACGAACATACGTTTGCAACTAGATTATACATAAGGGGTGGTCAAGTGAGAAGTTATAACAGTCTGGAGGATCGAGTGAAGGAGTTAATGCTTTATTTAGGGATATTAGGTCCCGAGGATATTCAAATGGATTTAATCGCTTGCAAGCTAGGAATAAGGCTAAAGTATTGGGAATATTCGAGTCAGGCGATAAAAAATAAGAATGGTATTCAAGTAATGTATTTAGATAAGTATTTAACAAAGCGTCAGCAACATTGGGACTTTGCACACGAGCTTTGCCACCTCTTATATCATGCTGGAAACCAATTTACTTTACCGAGCCATTTAAGAGATTTTCAAGAGTGGAAAGCTGATAGTTTTGCTGAACATTTTTGTATTCCTACTTTTATGCTAGAAAAACTTACCTTACCTCGGCATCGTCAAGAAGCTGCAGGCATAATTGCTTCATTGTTTTTTGTTAACCATGAAATAGCTGATAAACGGTTAAGAGATTGGCAGCAACAAGAAAAAGCTTATAAGAATCATATAAGTTTTAGCGAGAAACTAACAGAGCAAGATCATTTATTGAGAAAGGAGTGTTTAGATGCGGTGTGCGATTTATATCCGTGTATCAACCAAGCTTCAGGAAAAGAGATTCTCACTAAGTGCTCAACGATTTGAGTTAACCAAGTATGCAGAAAACCAAAATTGGACTATTACTGATTATTATCAAGATGTTGAGTCGGGTGGAAAACTAAAGAAAAAAGATTTAACCAGGCTTATTGATACTGTAGAAGATGGAAAAATAGATGTTGTTTTAGTGGTGGAACAGGATCGCCTCTCTCGCTTAGATACTATGGAATGGGAAATACTAAAAGGAGTCTTGAGGGACAATGAAGTTAAAATTGCTGAACCGGGAATTATCACTGATTTAACGAATGAAGATCATGAAATGATCTCTGATTTTAAAAATATAATCGCTAAGCGACAAAGAAGATCACTAGTAAGAGCAATGGTTCGTGGTAAAAAGGAGTCTATTAGAAAAGGAAAAACATTCGGAAGTGGTCCATTTGAATATAAATATAATAAAACAACAAAACAGTTTGAGGTTGATCCGGAGTGGGCATGGGTAATTCCGTTAATTGATGATTTATATTTAAAGAAGCGCTATAGTTTGAGAAAAATTGCACGAGAAATAACTAAACGAGCAAAAACACCGTCTGGCAAGTCATGGAATGAGTCTTTAGTGCGTTCAAGATTAAGTTCTAAATTTTATCATGGAACTATTGAGAAAGAATTTGCAGACGGTGAAATAATAACCTTTGATGATGCCCATGAACCTCTAAGGTCTAAAGAAACTTATGTAGAAATTCAATCTCAACGCTCTAAAAGACAGAGTTCTTATTACTTTAAAGAAAATCATCGTAAAGATGTAAATATCCTGAGATTAACACAAATAAGATGTGGAGACTGTGGCTTAAAAATGGTATTAGTCCAGCGGGGTAATAAAGATAAACCTCGCTATTATCTGCAGCACAATTTAAGGGAACGCGAACACCCTTGCAGAAATTATAAAACACATTTTAATGTAAGACGTGTTGAGTCAAAAATAAAAGATCTATTGACTGAACTTCTGAGTGGCAAAGAGTTTTTAATGGATTATTTAGAAATGGGAAGATCTGAAGGAAACATCGAGGATATGAAAACAAGCATGAAAGATGTCCAAACAAAAATCAATACGAACAAAAACAAGCTTGATCGTTTATTAGACTTATACTTAGATCAAGTTATCTCTAAAAATGAGATGGCCGATAGAAGGAAGAAAATAGACACTCAATTAGAATTTTTCGAGAAAGAATACGCTAGTTTGAAACAAAAATATATGCTCCTCCAAAAGGAAGAGCATAACATTGATTACCTATACGAGTATTTAGAAGTGGCGCATGAATATTCAAGAGAAACTACTCCTGAACAACAACTAATGGTCATGGGTAGGCTATTTCCTACAGCAACTCTTTATCAAGACAAACTAATTTTACAACTCGACTTAAACGCTCAATTGCTTGATATACCAGTGATCGCAGACCCTCCGCCCCCTAGAGGACGCCCCTATATTTAA